GCGACATGTGTGATGCGGTTGGTGCGCTTGAGTGCGCGATGCAGATCAGGCGCACCGCTTCGGAGTTGGTTGTGCTTGCTGCACAAAATGCTGAACCGACGTTGGGTCCGTAGATGAAGGTGCTAGTAGCTTGTGAATATAGCGGGCGGGTGAGAGATGCCTTCATCTCTCGCGGTCACGACGCGATGTCGTGCGATCTTTTACCAACAGATGCCCCCGGCCCCCACTATCAAGGTGACGTTTTTGACGTCATTGATGATGGATGGGATTTAATGATTGCTTTCCCGCCATGTACGCATTTAGCTGTCAGCGGCGCTCGGTGGTTTAAGGACAAACAACAAGAGCAGGCTAATGCACTGCTATTTGTGCGTCGCCTTCTTGACTCATTAATACCAAAAATCGCGTTAGAAAATCCAATTAGTGTCATCAGCTCACATATTCGTAAGCCTGACCAAATTATTCAGCCGTGGCAATATGGGCACGGGGAAACTAAAGCGACTTGTTTGTGGTTAAAAAACTTACCTAAATTGACGCCGACAAATATCGTCGATGGTCGTGAAGCAAGAGTGCATAAAATGCCCCCGTCTGCTGACAGATGGAAGTTGCGTAGTACTACTTTCCAAGGCATCGCAGACGCGATGGCAGCACAATGGGGATGATTCTGTGGGTTGACTTTGAGACTCGCAGCCGCTGTGACCTGACAACCAAAGGTGTGTACAACTACGCGCAAGACGGCAGCACGGACATCTTGTGCATGTCCTATGCGTTCGACGATGATGAGGTCGTGACGTGGACGCCCGATCAGTCGTTCCCCGAGGCCGTGCGCCAACACAAGGGTCAGATACGCGCACATAATGCGACCTTCGAGCGTCTGATTTTCTGGTACGTCTTGCAGATCAACTTCGATCTTGAGCAGTTCTACTGCACTGCAACACAGGCGCGTGCTAACTGTGCGCCAGGGTCGCTTGAGGACGTGGGGCGGTTCGCTAGCGCAGACATGCGTAAAGACTACCGTGGGGCGCAACTGATAAGGCGGCTATGTATGCCGCAGGCAGACGGCAAGTTTTGCCAGGACGCGGCACTTTTTGCCGAGATGGTGGCCTACTGTGAACAAGACGTCCGCGCCATGCGAGCCATCTCCAAGGCCATGCGCGACCTATCAGCCGAAGAACTAGCTGACTACCATGTGAACGAGCGCATCAACGACCGTGGTGTGCTGGTGGACGTGGCGCTGTGCAAGGCCGCGATCGACTACGCGTCAGACGAGTTGGTCGAGATCGAGCAACTGGTCGCTGAAGTAACGCAAGGCGAGATTATGAGCGTGCGCTCGCCCAAGATGCGTCAGTGGGTCATGGACCGCGTTGGCCCCGAGGCGCTCAAGCTCATGGAGTCTTACAAGGACGGTGAGAAGAAGTATTCAATTGATAAGACCGTTCGCGCTAATTTGCTTGCGATGGACGACCCCGAGCAGGTGCCACCGGATGTTGCTGACGTGATCCAGTGCGCGGATGACTTGTGGGCTAGCAGCGTGGCTAAGTTCGCTCGCCTGGCTGCGCTTGCAGATGATGAGGACCATCGCGTCAGAGGTGCGTTCGTATTCGCTGGCGGCTCGGCCACGGGTCGTGCGTCGTCCTACGGCGCACAAGTTCACAACTTCACGCGCAAGTGTGCGGATGACCCCGAGGCTGTGCGGCACGCGATGGTGCGCGGCCATAAGATCGTGCCGACCTACGGGCGACGCGTCACTGACGTACTTAAAGGAATGCTACGGCCTGCGCTGATGCCTGCGCCTGAGCATGTGCTTATCGTATCAGATTGGGCGGCTATTGAAGCGCGTATGAACCCGTGGCTGTCAGCGCATGTGACGTCTGAGGCTAAGTTAGATTTGTTTCGCACGGGCGCTGACATTTACAAACATAATGCGAGCCGTACGTTTAACGTGCCGATCGAGCAGATCGATAAGGAGCAGCGCCAGATCGGAAAGGTGCAAGAACTCGCCTGTGGTTACGGTGGTGGCGTGGGTGCGTTTGCCTCGATGGGGCGCATCTATGGCGTTAACTTACCTGAGGCTGACAGCAGGCGCATGGTCGATGCGTGGCGTCGCGCTAACCCGTGGGCGGTGCACTACTGGCAGGCGCTTGAGTCGGCCTACTTGCGTGCGATGAAGCATCCAAAGTCTGAGTTTAAGGCTGGCCGTGTGACGTACTATTTTGACGGTCAGCACCTATGGTACGCGCTGCCGTCGGGTCGCATCCTATGCTACCCCTACGCTAGGTTAGAGGAAGATGGCGTGTCCTACGCTAAGGCGTCATGGAAGCCTGCTGCGGACGCTAAGGAGTGGCCTAGAGCGCGGCTGTGGAAGGGCTTGGCAGCAGAGAACATCTGCCAGGCAGCGGCTAACGACATCTTGCGCTCGTCACTGCGTCAGCTTGATGGCGTGGTGTTGCATGTGCATGATGAGATTGTTTTAGAGGTTCCAGCGTCGGACGCTGACGCTGCGGTAACAATGCTCCATAGCGTCATGTGTACGTCGCCTGCATGGGCAAGCGGTCTGCCCTTAGAGGCCGAGATCAACGTTATGGATAGATATGGAAAGGGTTGATATGACAAAAAATTTTTTGGAGTTCCTAATTTCTCTTGCGCCTGAGGGCGAAACGCCGCTCATCGTGCGGCAAAAGCCTACGATGAAGGACGGTCAACTACAGTTCCATGCTGATGGTGCGATAAAGTGCACATGGCCTGCCCATCTGCCGGACATTAAGAAGATCAAGCCCGATCAGGCGTGGTATGGCAACACGGCTAGTTTTATTGTTGATCGCTTTGGCGATCATGTGTCGGCATCGGCGGCTAACTGCGAGTATTGTCTGGTGCTTGTGCTTGATGACGTGGGCACTAAGTCGAAGGTGCCATCGCTTGCGCCGACGTGGATTATGGAAACATCGCCAGGGTCGTACCAGTATGGCTATGCCTTTAGCGATGACCAACCCACCAAGTGCGAGTTCAGCGCAGCTATCAAAGCGATCGCCAACGCAGGCTACACCGACCCAGGCGCAACCAACGCCGTGCGTAACTTTCGCTTGCCTGGCTCGATCAACCTTAAGCCAGGTCGCAATAACTTTGCCGCGCAGCTTGTCGAGTTCCACCCTGATCGACTGTTTACGCTGCCACAGATCTGCGAGGCGCTAGGCGTTACGCCGAGCGAGGCTGACAGCGCAGGCCCAAGCCCGATCAAGATCGCTGACACGGGCGATGATGACGTCTTCGCGTGGCTGGCCGCGCAGGGTCTTGTCTTGTCGCGTCCGAACCAAGAAGGATGGGCTGGCGTGATCTGCCCGAACCATGCCGCGCACACGGACGGCAACCCCGAGGGGCGTTATAAGCCTGCGCTGCGGGCGTACTGTTGCTTGCATTCGCACTGCGTGGACTTCGACACTAAGACGTTTTTATCGTGGGTCGCTGAACAGGGCGGGCCTGAGCACGCGCTTGGCTTGCGTGATGACCTGATCGCGGCCACCATGCAATCAACCCTTAACAAGATCGAGCCTTCGACGTTCTTTAGTGATGACGCTAAAAAAGTGATTGAGGAAGTTGAGCGCAAAGAACTTGGTCGCGTAGAGATGAAGGGATGGTTTGAACGCTTTGCATATCTTCAGTCTGACGATTCGTTTTTTGACATGCAAGATCGGCGCGAAGTGCCGCGTTACGTGTTCAATGCGCTCTATCGCCATGTTAATTGCATCTCCATTAATAGCAAGCGCAAGGTCGAGGCAGCTACCGCATTTGATGAGCAGCGTCAGGCGATGGGCGCTCGTACCCTGGTGGGTGTCACGTATGCAGCAGGCGAAAGTCTGCTTGTTGCGCGTGATGGCGATGTGTATGGCAATCGCTGGCGCGATGCGCGTCCTGACGTCGATAAAGCATATGTTGGGGACGTTAGCCCTTGGCTTGAGCATTGCGAGCGCTTGGTGCCTGAGGCGAGCGAGCGCGAGCACTTATTTAACGTCATGGCGTATAAGTTGCAGCACCCTGAGACTAAGATCAATCACGCCGTGCTGCATGGCGGCGACCAAGGTTGCGGTAAGGATACTATGTGGGCACCTTTTCTTTGGGCCGTGTGCGGGCCAGGGCTGAAGAATCGCGGCTTGCTTGATAACGATTCGCTGTCGTCGCAGTGGGGTTATCAACTCGAGTCGGAAGTGTTGATTATTAACGAGTTGAAGGAACCCGAGGCGGCTGCGCGTCGTGCCTTGGCAAACAAGTTAAAACCGATCATCGCTGCGCCTCCAGAGATGCTTCCGATCAATCGCAAAGGCCTGCACCCTTATGACATGCTTAACCGATTGTTCGTGCTGTCGTTTACCAACGATCCGCTGCCCATATCGCTTGATTCGCAAGATAGGCGCTGGTTTTGCATATGGTCGCGTGCGCCACGTATGCGCGATGATGATGCAAGGCAACTTTGGGACTGGTACAAGTCTCATGGATTTGTCGCCATAGCGGCATGGCTCTATCAGCGTGACGTATCGGCGTTTAACGCTGCCGCTACGCCTGCTTGGACTGAATTTAAGTCGAACCTTGTTGAGCACTCTATGAGCACGGCTGAATCCTGGCTTGTCGACATGATGCGCCGCCGCCAGGGCGAGTTTAGTAAAGGCGCAGTCGGATCGCCCTTCCATGCGTTGATTGATAGGCTCTTGGGTTCAATGCCTGCCGGTATCAAAGTACCCCAAGCTGCGCTGTTACATGCGCTCAAGGAGGCCGGATGGGTCGACGTGGGCCGGTTAGCGTCGGCAGAGTATTCAACCAAAAAGCATGTCTTCGCTGCGCCTGAGCTTGCTCATAAGTTGAGCAAGTCCGAGTTGCGTAGGTTGGTCGAAGATACTGCGCCTGCGTCGAAGATGGCGCTTGTGAAGTGAAAAAAAGCCCGACACTTGGTCGGGCGTGAAAGCAGGGCGGGGAGCCCAACTTGAGGAGAAGTTCCAACGTCACAAGTCTAGCAGTTCGCTTATGCACCATGCAAGCAATATCGCAATCAGCGCGGTCAGCATGGCGGAAGCGTCCATGTCCTAAACGCTTTGTGCTTCTGCATGGTCTCAGGGCACTCGGTGCTTGGTGGCTTCCATCCGTACCTACGCCAGACAGTCTCCACTGGCACGCACCATTTATCAGGCGTGATTTGGTGCGCTAACAGCGCGAGCCACTCGGGTGGTTTGTTGTCGTCAGTCATATGCGCCCCCTATAAAATTTCCATTGTGGCTTGTTGCATTTGTTCTGGCGTTGGGTCATTCAACGCGTGCCATTCGAGCCAGCCATACTTAGGATTGCGGACGCAAAGGTCATAGAGCCATACGTTCGCATGTGGGGATTTGAATTTAATGATGTCGCCTTCAAACGTGGGTTTAATTGGCGCATTGGTTCCATTTGTCATTTGATACACCCTATAGGTTGAAGAACACGGCGCACGCGAGCGCAACGCCGAACACAAGCGCAACTATCCAATCAAGTACCAAATCCATCTCTCATCCCTTCAATAATATGAGCCACTGCTAACCAGTAGCGGTAACCAAGCCCATCACGGGCGAACTTATCGGCCATGTAAGAGCAAAACACAAGCGCATGTTCGCCATACATGTCGATGACCTTATGCGCGGCTCTGGTCGGGTTCAAGCGTTACCCTCCACAATATCGCCGCAAGCAATCCACAATAGACGGTCCAGATTGTCGTCATGGTCCGACAATTCATTGTCGTCCCAAGCGCCATAGTCGCGCAGCACTTCGCGGACCTTTACAGGGTCTAAGCGATTAAGTTGCTTTTTAATCGTTGGGACTTCCCTAAGCACTTGAATGTCACTATCACATGGCCCTTGGTGATGGCCCGTATGCGCTTGCGCTTTGGTTATGTTGAGTTCAATAAAACCGTAAGAGTCGGTCCAATACATGGTTAGTCCTTTTAGTAGAGTGCTTCGCCATAGTTTTCAACGGTTTTCTTATCGCGTACTAAGCGCAATTGCTTGCGCGGATACACGAGCCACTCGGGTAGCGGAAAGCGTTGGTCGATCAGGCGCACCGTGATGCTATCGCCGTGCACGCCTTCGACCACGCCAACGCCCTTGGGCGTTGTGACGCGATCATGCTTCCGCATTTTCGTCTTGATAGTGGTCAGCTATCTCATACCAATTAACGTCGGCAATGAAAGCTAAAGCGTAATCACGGGCAACGCCTTCAGGCGTGGTTGAGTAAATTATTTCCTCAACGAACTCTTTAGCGCTGTGATGATCCCAAGGGCCTTCCGAGCCGTCGAATAGTTCCAGGTTGACGCGCCAAGTCGCGTAATTCGTCCAACCGTTGTAAGTTGCCATTTTATTGCCCTTTACTGTAGTGAATGAGCCTTTATTGTAAAGCATTGTTTTGCAGAAGTCAAGATTGGCGGTTTAAAACGCGTGAATTGCCAAGGAAAGCGGGGTCAGATTGCCAATGATTGCCAATGCTAAGTCGTTGATCTGCAAGACAATTACGGGGCTATTGGCAATATTGTCATTTATTTTGTATTGCAAGGGTCTATCAGTGTGGGGCTAGGCTAACTTTTTTGGCGTGACAATTTTGCCAATATTGCCAATAAATGGGGCTTTTCGCCCCCATCGCCCCCCGCGCTTATTCCCCCGCTCAAAACCATTGGCAATCTTGGCAATTGTCTTGTCATTGCCAAGATTGCCAATGGTTACAAATAGCAGATCATTGCCAAGATTGCCAATGGTTACAAAGTCTAGAGCATGACCTAAATTGCCAATCGGTCGGTCGGTCGGTCGGTCGGTCGGTCGGTCGGTCGGTCGGTCGGTCGGTCGGTCGGTCGGTCGGTCGGTCGGTCGGTCGGTCGGTCGGTCGGTCGGCGGTCGGTCGGTCGGTCGGTCGGCGGTCGGTCGGGGCGGCTTGGCTTGAGGCCCCCCGGGTAGGGCCGACGGCCTGGCAGGTCAGGGCCGGAGGGTCCACAAGAAATTTTTTTATTTTTGTTAGCGCTTGCACCCACTGGCACAAGAAATTTTTTTATTTTTAGTAGTCCACTAGCCAAAAGTATTAGAATCCCTTACGCTTAGGTCATCTTGGTAAAATTGTCACGCTATGTTTAAGAGCCTACCCCTCACAGTCCGAACGATTGAAGCGACAGAAGCTGTACTGGAGCGCATCTACAACGCTGCGTATCTTGGCTTGAAAGAAGATTCGTTGGCGTTAGCGGCAGGGTTGTTACCTGTAGAGTACCGGCTACTTAAACAGCATGACAAACTTGCCGAAATTGCCGAACTCAAGGGACGCGCAGATAGTGAGCGCGAGCACAGCCAGCACATGTTGAACGCAGCGCGGCAAGGCGACGCTAAGGCGGCGCTAGAGATACTGAAGCACACGCATGGTTGGGTCGCCAAGCAGGCGGTGAGTATTGAGGTGGACCAGCGCATCAGCGTGATCGACGCGCTCAGAGCGGCGGAGACGCGCGTTGATGAGGGTAAAGTGATCGACGTGACGCCACAAAGTGAAAAGCTAACACATGCAGAAACCAATATACAGTCCGGAAGACGAGCAACTGCTGATGAGTCGACTTTGGTCCCCAGCGATCAAAGATGACCCCGAGGCGTTTGTTCTTTTTGCTTTTCCGTGGAGTACAGCGGGCACACCGCTTGAGCACCACCACGGTCCTAGAAAATGGCAGCGCGACGTATTAAGAGAGATCAAACAACACATTCAGAAAAATAAAAACGTCACTGAGTTTGACGTTCTCAGGATGGCTGTTTCCTCTGGTCGTGGTATTGGTAAATCGGCGCTGGTGAGCTGGATCGTGCTTTGGATGATTACGACTAGGATTGGTTCTTCGGTAATTGTGTCGGCCAACTCGGAAGCTC